CAATAAATTAATAGAGAGGCCAGAACCACCATGGCCACCTACACCAGTTACTCCACCTACACCTGTTACTCCGACTACTCCTGTAACAACGACACCTGTTACTCCGACTACTCCTGTAACAACGACACCTGTTACTCCAGAAACTACAGCAGTACAAGGCACAACTATGGAAGAAATGCAGAAAATGATTGCTGATATGCAGGCACAAATGCAAGAACAGGCAGCAGCAAGAGCAGCTCAAGAAGCACAAATGTCAAAAAACTACATGATTTCTGATGAAAGAATAGGCTATAATCCCTATTTAAGTGGTCAGTATCAGCCTGATCCATACGGTCCCGGAGGGGTTCCAGATATGGGGGGAATTACGACCATACCCGTACCACAGCCTTTAACAGGAATTGGGTACGCAAACTATAATCCGAGGAGGAAAATATAGATACTTTAGACTTCGCGACAGCTGTAACGCGCGCAATAGGCAAAAAAGAACAGCAAATTCAAGAAATGATGACCAATGGTGAAGTAAAAGATTGGAATCATTATCGAAATCTTGTTGGCCATATCGAAGCGCTCAACTTCATTCGCGAAGAAATTAGATCCATTCTAAAAAAACAAGACATAGACTATGGCTAATACAGCGTTACAAGAAAAATGGGCTGAAGAGGAGGCAAATAAAACTCCTTTAGAAAAAGCTTATGATGAAGGAACGACTCTTAATCCAAAGAAAATAGGAAATGAGCTATTGGAACAATTGCCTGATCCAACAGGATGGCGAATTATGATTCTTCCTTATCGAGGAAAAAGAAAAACGAAGGGAGGAATTGAGCTCACAGAAGAGACGCTTTCAAGACGACGAATAGGCACAGTTCTAGGCTATGTTTTAAAAGTAGGTCCTTTGGCCTATAACGAAGAAAAATTTTCAACTGGACCTTGGTGTGAAGAAGGGGACTGGGTATTGTTTGGACGTTATGCCGGTTCTCGTTTTCAAATTGAGGGCGGTGAAATAAAAATACTCAACGATGATGAAATCATCGCTAGAGTACCCGACCCAGAAGCAATTCTGCACCAACTTTAACATGAGGAAAGACCCATGCCAAAACATAAATTAAATTTAAACCCTGCTGAAGAACTTGTACCCATTGACGATTCAGGTCCCGAAGTAGATGTAGAACTATCAGAAGATGCAGTTCCTTCTTTTGAGGCTGTAATTCCTTCAAAGCCTATTTTGGAAACTGCACCGGAAGCAGAAGTAGAAGAAGAAAAAGTAGATGAGCACGAAGAATATAGCAAAAATGTAAAAAAACGAATTGACAAATTAACAGGAAGATTACGCGAAGCGGAACGAAGAGAACACACAGCAACTCAATATGCGCAAAATGTGTATAAAGAAAACGCAACACTAAAACAGCAAAAACAAAACATAGACGGTAATTATATTATTGCAGAAGCCAATAGAATTACTGCTGAGACTGAAACAACAAAAGGACTGTTAAAAGAAGCGAACGAAGAACAAAACACAGAGAAACAAGCAGAAGCACAGCAAAAATTGGCGGCTTTAGCAGTTGAGGCCCAACGCGTACAGGCACTCAATCAAACTAGAGCGGTCCAAGAGCAACGGCTTTCTGCACCTCAACAGTACACACAACAACAACAAACCCGTCCAGCGCCCCCTGATCCTAAAGCAGAAGCCTGGGCAGAAGACAATTCTTGGTTTGGAGAAGATCGAGCTATGACCATGACTTCGTTTGTAATTCATCAAGATTTATTAAATGAAGGATTTGACGCCACTAGCAAGGAGTATTATAGTGAGATAGATAAAAGAATTCGTGATGAATTTCCTCATCGTTTTGATGGGGGAGCTAATCAGGCAAATCGTCCCGTTCAAGCGGTAGCTCCTGCGAAACGCAGTGCTAAAGTTGGGCGCAGAACTGTGAGACTCACACCTTCACAGGTAGCAATAGCTAATAAATTGGGTGTGCCTTTAGATGAATACGCGAAATATGTTGAATAACGTGGAGACAACAATGGCAGAAAAAAATAAAGTCGACGCAAGTCGCAAACCACGCGAAGCTCAGACTCGTGAGAAAAAAGCTACGAGAAAACCCTGGGCACCGCCATCCGCTTTGGATGCACCGAACCCTCCCGAAGGACACGTTCACCGTTGGATCAGAATGGAAGTCAGAGGCTTTGACGATCGTAAGAATGTCATGGCTAAGCTTCGTGAAGGATGGGAGCCTGTGAAAGCAGACGAATATCCTGATTTTGACACGCCAATAGTGGAGGAAGGAAAATTCGAGGGAGTAATTGGAGTCGGAGGACTGATTTTATGTCGGATTCCGATCGAAACTGTACAGGAAAGAAACGCCTTTTTCACTGCAAAGGAACAAGGGCAGATGGAAGCTGTAGATAACGATTTGATGAAAGATGGAAATCATCCTAGCATGTCAATTAGTAAACCTAATAGACAATCTCGCGTAACAATTGGCGGAACTCAAGGTTCATCGAACTAAGAGTTCTTTAATATTAATTCTTGAGAACAGAGGAAAGTTTAAATGGCAAATGTAGATAAAGCCTTCGGGCTTAGACCCTACAAGGGTGCCGGGTGGCCTGTTCAGCAAGCAGCTAAATATTTAATCAACCCTTCCGGATACGGTACAAGTATCTATCAAGGGGACATTACTATATTCGCAAGTGGATATATCAACACAGCAGCAGCTAGTTCTGCTAATATTGTTGGTGTGCTTTCACATGTGTATTATGTTGCTTCTGACGGAACTCCTACCTTTAAGAATTACTATCCAGCCAGCACGACGGCACTTGGAAGTGGTGATATAGAAGCATATATCTATGATGACCCTAACCAATTGTTTGTTGTTCAGGCGGACGGTGCTTCAGCCATTACATGTATGGGCAGAAATGCTGATACTGATGGCATAGGTGGTAGTACAACGACCGGCGTTGCGACACGCGAACTCGACTCTAGCACTATAGCAACAACGCAAGCACTTCAGCTTAAAATCGTTGGTGTTGTTCAAGATGACGTTAATGGTGACCTCACAGCTAATAATGCAAACTTAATCGTTCTGATTAATGAGCATTACATGCGAGGTGCCGTTGCAGGTACTTAGGAGTAGTTTAAATGGCAATTAGTAGAGGACAATTGGTTAAAGAACTGCTTCCAGGCCTGAACGCATTATTCGGACTTGAGTACGATAGATATGACAAAGAACATGAAGAAATTTATGATATTGAGTCAAGTGATCGTGCTTTTGAAGAAGAAGTAATGTTGACAGGTTTCGACACCGCACCTGTTAAGTCAGAAGGAGCAGGAGTGGCTTTTGATCAAGCGCAAGAAGCGTTTACATCAAGATACACTCACGAAACGATCGCACTGGCGTTTTCAATTACCGAGGAAGCCGTTGAGGATAACTTGTATGACAGACTGTCAGCAAGATATACTCGCGCGCTAGCTCGTAGTATGGCAAATACCAAGCAAGTTAAGTCAGCTTCTGTGTTGAATAGGGCGTTCAATTCAAGTTATCCAGGCGGCGATACGAAAGAACTTTGCGCAACAGACCATCCAACTGTGGGTGGAGCTAATCTGCGTAATGAGCTTTCAACATCAGCTGACCTAAGTGAAACTTCATTAGAACAAGCACTAATCGACATTGCAGCTTTTACTGACGAGCGTGGTTTGAAAGTAGCGCTTCAAGGAATGAAATTGATTATTCCTAAAGAACTACAATTCACTGCCGACAGGTTGTTGGAATCACCAGGTCGTGTGGCTACGGCGGATAATGACATTAATGCTGTTAAGAACATGGGCATGGTCCCAGAAGGCTATACAGTAAATCATTATCTAACAGACACAGATGCGTGGTTCATAAAGACTGATTGTCCGAACGGATTCAAAATGTTTGATCGTTCACCAATCAGAACTTCTATGGAAGCTGATTTTGACACTGGCAATGTGCGTTATAAGGCTAGAGAAAGATACTCGTTCGGATGGTCTGACCCCCGAACAGTATTCGGTAGTCCTGGAGCATAACCTTTAATGGAACCTATGATGCGGGGGTTTCTTACTCAACCCGCATCAACCTTAAGTTTTTCTTTATCTTTATCTTTTTTCCAAGTAATATATTCTTTACATCTAGGTAAAACTTGTCCTATAGACTGACCTAGCAGACAAGCCAAGACGATAGGACTTATTTCCAACGGAGGAAATTATGGCAAAAACAACCTTTGCGGGACCGATAAGGTCTCTTGCTGGTCTTATTAATGCGGGCTACAGTTCCGTTGTTAGTCTAACAGCAAACACAACTATAACGGTGACTTCTCATGCCGGTAGAGTATTGTTATGTAATGATGCGGACGGTGTATTTACACTTCCCAGCATTGTTGTAACAGAACCTACTGACAAAGGAGATCCAAGCCAATTATGTAATCTGGGTGCCCAATTTACTTTTGTTGTTGTAACAGCAGCAACAGATATGGACATCACAACTGATGGCACTGACAAATTTGTTGGTGGTGCTTACACAGGTATTGATGATAGTGCAGCAGGTAAAACTTTTATCTCTGGTGCGTCTAATGATACCTTTACTCAAAACGGTACCACTAAAGGCGGATTGGCAGGAAGCATTGTAGTAATTACCGCAATTGCAAACGCCAAATATCATGTAGCAGCACAGTTACTTGGTTCAGGAACTTTAGCAACACCATTTGCTGACGCTTAATAGGAGGTGACACATGGCTGATGCAGTCACAGGTCCTACTAATCAATTAGACGGTGAAAAGAAACTCATTGTTTATTGTTCGATTTATTCAGATGGGAGCGGTAGTAGTACTACTTTAGTAGACGTTTCTGCTTTGAATACTTCTACTTTAAATGGTGAGTCTTGCGCTCATGCTTCTTTGAACAAAATTTGGTACAGTGTAAGCGGAGCACCTGATGCACCAGCATCTCTTGATTGGGATGCAACTGCTGATGTTACTTTTCTGACACTTGCTTATGATAATGTGTTTGACTTTAGTTCAATTGGAGGATTGGTCAATACTGCAGCTTCAGGTTATACAGGAGATGTTCTTTTAGTAGTTCCATCAACGGCGGACGCTGGAAACGAATATACTGTATGGTGTGAATTTTTGAAGTACTATGAAGCTCCAGGATCCTAGATCATGGCAACTTCGGGTACTCGTGCATTTAGTTTAGATGTAGCAGTCGCAA